ACACTTCATGTTGTTGGTGGTGTAACCTTTGCTGGAACATCAGATCACACTGGTGTGGCACGATTCTCTGGTGGAGTAACTGCTTCACAAATTTACGGATCAGGTGGATCTACTTTTGCTGGGATACTTCATGTTGTTGGTGGTGTAACCTTTGCTGGAACATCAGATCACACTGGTGTGGCACGATTTGCGGCTGGTGTTACTTTTATTGATACAGTCACAATTCATAATTCAGCTCCCTCCTCTGGCAGCCCCAGACTCAGAGTACAAGGAAATGTTGGTGCTTTGCCCACCAATTCAACCTCCACGGTTTTTATTTCAGCAACGGGCCCGGCCAGCGGCTTGGCGGATACACATAATGCTTTAGAATTAAGAAATGGAAATCAGACATCGGGATCCGAAGTTGCTGCGAGGCTTACTGTATACAATGGAACATCAGGATTAAGCATTATTCAAGCATCGGCATTAAATGGTCAGGGAAACGCGCTGCCGAATCCGGGCGGGTGGTCAGTGGGTGGATATGATGCAATTATTAGAACAGGACAAAGTAATTCCAAATTACATTTTGCTGGTGGCTCGAATAAACCACCTCATGTGACTATAGACAAGGATGGTCAAGTTGGTATTGGAACCTCTAGTCCAGGCTCGTCACTGGATGTTCGTGGAAACGTAAATATTGGAATAGGACTCCCTAATGCTATTTTAGGGGTATCTGGAAGTATTTCTTTACACAGACAATCCGGTGTACTTTTCCATGATTCTGATAATAGTAATTACGTGGGATTCAAAGCTCCAGCAGTAATCAACGATAATCGTATCTGGACTTTGCCAGCGGCAGACGGAACCAATGGGCAAGTGCTGTCCACTAACGGCAGCCTAACTCTGTCGTGGAAAAATGCTGATGGTGTAACAGGAACCAACAAACAGATTCAGTATAATGAAGGCGGAACACTGGGTGCAACCGCATCGTTTGTGTTTGAGTACACACAAAGTCCAGGATTCAGTGCAGGAACAGTTGGAGTAAGTGGTGGAATGTACTCGCTTGGAAATGTGGGTGTTGGTATTACTCCAGGTGCAATAAGCAGCAGAATCTATTCTAACAGCACCGCTAAACTAGAAGTTCGTGGTGATATCCGCATTCCTTCCAATGGGTTCTTTGTGAACAAAGGCATGACTTTGCCAAATGCAGTTGAAACTATAATTAGTGCGGATGAAAACGCGTTTATTGCAGGCACTCTAAACGTTCCTTCGGGTGCTACCCTTACAATAAATACTAATGGTCGGTTGATTGTTATGTAAACAAGGATAAATACCCACATGAGTACACTAAAATCTGATTCGATACAACCAGTAAGTAATGGCAACAACCTGATCTTTAAAACAGGTGTGGGTGATCTTGAACGGATGCGAATTCAACCCAACGGAAAATTTGTGATAAACAACGCCCGCGCCGATGTGGGTGCTGGTAGTGTTTTGACTGGACGAGGCGCACTAGGCACGATCCATTTTGTGCAAAACGACGCAAACGACACCTGGGTTGGCATGACCACCTCTTCGAACACGACCTCAAGCACCTCCCAAGGGGGAATTCTTATTCAGGGATCCCATGGTTACGGCACAAAGATTCACTTTCTTACAACCGAATCTTATGCGGAAGGTCAGAAAAACAGAATGACTCTGGATAATTTTGGTAGTTTAGGTATTGGAACCTCTACTCCGGGCGCGTCACTAGACGTGAACGGCACTATTAGAGCCAGTGGTGGTGTCACCTTTGATGGAACATCCGATCATACCGGTGTGGCACGATTTGCGTCTGGTGTCACCTTTGCTGGCACCACAGATCACACCGGTGTGGCACGATTTGCTGCTGGTGTCACTATGTCTAGCAGTTTGGATGTGAACGGCACACTGAAGGTGGGCAACTTTGGTGGTGCTACGAATGTGATGATAAAGCCAAAAAACACAGGGCCGGGAACTGTGGGATATACACAACCGTTTTATTTTGCAAGTACGGTGCACGTGGCCTCGGCAATTACATCCAACGGCATTCCTGAAGGCACATGGTTTGTTTACGGGCAATGGGTTGAAAACAGCAACACCGTTGTTGACAACGACCCTACAATCTTTATGGCAAAGATATGGACAGTTCCAACAGGTCAATTTTTGCATATTGCGTCTGACAACCAACTATGGTCGGTCACAGATAGTGGAAACGGTGGACCCATAAATCTTCACTGGAAATACAGTACAAGTGCTATTCAAAATATTTCTGGAGCAAAAACTACTTGGGGTACTGGATGGAATACTTTTGTTATTCCTCCCAATAATAATCCTAACCAAACATCAGATGTTATTGTGTCTTCCATTAATTACGGACCTCCTACAGCAATGTCGATAGACTTCTCTGTCTATGGATATGCCCAACCCGACACTTACGGAGTTCGTGGATTAGGAAACAACACAACTCTTGGTCCGGGTTACGGATACATTACCCGTATTGCATAATCCCTCCTAAATAAATATTAATCAGGAACCACACATGGGATCATCACTATATCTTCAAGGCCGAGCAGAAACACACCACACCCTTTCTAACACACCATGAGCACCATTAAAGCAGACAACATATCACCTGTGGGATCAATCCTAAACCTGACAGCACCGGTTGCTGGTTTAAGTGTAGCCAGTGGACTTACTGTGGGTGGGGTTGCGTATTTTAGTGGTGGAGCCACTTTTGCTGGCACCACAGATCACAGCGGCGTGGCACGATTCTCTGGTGGAGTAACTGCTTCACAAATTTACGGATCAGGTGGATCTACTTTTGCTGGAAACCTCCACGTTGTTGGTGGTGTTACATTTGCTGGAACATCAGATCACACCGGTGTGGCACGATTTGCTGCTGGTGTCACTATGTCTAGCAGTTTGGATGTGAACGGCACACTGAAAGTGTCGGGACAGATTACTCACGGATCTGCTCCAGTAGCTGTACCAAGTGGAACTGCTCCAATATTTGGTGTTCGTGCGTGGGTAAGATTTACCAGGAGTGGGTTCGGTGCCGACGCTGTTGTAACTATTCGAGGTCAGGGAAATGTTTCAAGTGTGACTAGTGATAACAACGGAGTGTATACTATAACTTTTAATACTGCACTTCCAGCAAACTATGCCATTGCAGGAGTGGCAAATGAGGCTAACTCCGCAACGAATGCCACTGGTGGTGGTGGTGGAGTCTATCAGTCTGCTGTTAATCTCTTCAGCAATGCGGATTGTACGACAACTTCCTGTAAGATAACATTCGCAAACATTGACTCCACTAACAATACCCAACCGGAAGTTTGTTCTTTGATTTTTGTTGGATAAATACCTAATATGACAGAATTTATCCGCATCGCGTAAAGGAACACACACATGAGCACCATTAAAGCCAACACAATTCAACCCATAGGCGGATCTGATTCACTCAAGATTCGCACCAATGATCTGGACAGCTTAACTGTAAACAGCAGCGGTGATATTACTGTTCGTGGTGCCCTGAATGTAGATTCAGGAACTTTGGTTGTTGACTCTACAAATAATCGAGTAGGTATTGGAACAGGCGTTCCAAATGTGCCGTTAGATATCCGTGGCGGTTCTGTTCGGGCAGACACCTCTGGTGCTTTTGAACAGAGTGTTGCTTTTTCCGCCACTGTCGGTAATTGGGCGCGTGGACTGAACTTTGTTGACTCTAATGCGGTTGGAACGTTAACAGGAATCACTAGTGGAATTGGAATGTTTGGGTCAGGCACAACTCCTAATCATTTGTTCTTGGGATTTGGTTCTACTCCGTGGAATTCAGGATCGCAAGCAGGGGGAGTTTCAGGGGGAGTTTTTATACTCAAAACTGGAAACATTGGTGTTGGCACTGACACACCCTTAACCAAACTTCATGTTAAGAGCAGCTCACAACCAGCCAATACAAGCAATATTACTCAAATGAATTTGATGTCAAACTTTACACTGGTTGTGGATTCTCAGAATACTGTCGGTACTGGTGATACACCAGTATTTACTGGTGGACTAGCATTTGCTGCAACCGCCACTAGTACAAAACCTCTAGGAGCAATCATATACAGTGGACATGGCCAAGGTGGTGGTATTCATATTGCAACTGCTAACTCTTATACGATTGGATTGAATCAGGTTGGTTTAAGTGTGCATAACGGAAAAGTAGGTATTAATAATAATTTTAATCCAGCGGTAGCACTAGACGTGAACGGTGAAGCTCGCTCGTCTACTTCCACAACATCCTCTTCACACGCTAACACTCTTGTCACCAAAAATTATGTGGATTTTGAACATTTAGATATAACATTTGACGATTTTGGAAACGGTTATGGAAACCCTCACAGTGGTAGTCAGGCCGCTCCCACCTGGACTGGATCAACCGTTAATTACGTGGGGGGAGCCCTCACGGCACAAAATGTCACGACAATAGACGTAGCAACTCTTAGACGTAACGCAATGTATACTTTCGTACACAGAACAGTTTCGAGCCAGACACCTAGCTTTCCACCATACACCTCGTGGACAATAAATTCTGATAATGAAATATGTATTGTTATGAGTGGTCTTTTTATCACGCCTTCAAACGTCCCGTATTCATCACTATCTTTTGCCAACACCAGCGTCCAGACAGCCGGGGCGGATGGAGTGTTCCGCAGCGGCCAGTCATTAGTATGGCCTTCGGGGCTTTCAAACGGGGCCCCGTTCCCGGGGGCTTCATTCGCAGAGTGGTCAGGTTGGCTCCATCACACAATATTTTACAAAAACGGATACACGTTTAAAACACCAAGACATGGCAATTGGATATCTGGCACGTATCCGAACCCAAACGGCACCTACGGATATTCTGTAGTGCAAATCATGAGAGTAAAATAATACAGGAACACACATGGCATCATCACTTATTCTACAAGGCGGATCAGCAACACAGAACTCTATTAAAGAGAGCGTGACGCAGAACAGTCACGGGTTTTCTGTAGGTAATGCTATTCGCTACGATGTAGTGCAACAGAAGTGGGTGTCTTCTAGAGCAAACAGTGCAGAAAACGCCGAAGTTGCTGGTGTGGTAAGTGCAGTTGCTGACTCCAATACGTTTCAGATTACCTATTCAGGATGGATAGACATTCCGCAATTTAACGGTTTGTCTCTGCCTGCAATGTTTTTGTCTGATGTTGTTAATGGTGGACTTACAGGTAGTCCTCCCAGTGCCATTGGTACAGTGGTAAAACCTGTGCTTGTCCGTGCTAGTAGTGGAACAGGCCATGTTGTGGTAAATTACCTTGGCACGCAGATTGGTGGGTCGTCCACTGTTGCCATTGACGAAATTCAACCTGTGGGCACAATCATGCCCTTTGCGGGATCACAAATTCCTGACACGTGGTTGGAGTGTAACGGCGTTTCGTATTCAACATCAACCTACGCAGAACTGTACAATCGCGTTCTGTACGACACTGAGCCTCGAGTCCCCATGTACGGTCATGTGGTCACGCTTACAGGTGTAAATGTATCTGCTAATATTGGGGTTAATGATATCGTACAGTTCAAGAACAACACCAGTGCTTGGAGTGGTGGGCTGTACGATTCCAACGCAGAAATTATTGGTGTAGTACTTGCTGTAACTACAACCACTGCGGTGGTGCAGACCCTTCCAGTCTACAACTCCACTACCAAGACGTTCTCCAGTCCAAACGTGACATTCAAATCTGGAAACGGAACAGGAACAGCAACTGGCACATCGGAGTACAGATTTTTAACTCCAGTTGGAGCAGTCCGTGGCGGTGGAGGTTCAATATCTTTCACTACAACTTCCATTACCCACTTTAATACGCCTGATATGCGTGGACGGTTTACGCTTGGAAGAAACGCTACTGCTCAGAGTGAAACTCTCGAAAGTGATACTAACTACTCCTCTTCTCTTGATGCGTATCAGCAGGGAGTGTTTGGCGGTCAGGAAAGCGTTCCTACTCCTGTTACTAGTGTTGGTTCAGGATCAGGAGTAAACGCAGTTGCTCCGTTCGCAAACAATCTCATGCCGAATATGCCGCCGTTCCTTGCTGTGCGGTACATTATTAAGGCAAAACCGTACACTCGTGCTGCAATTATTGAAGGGATTGAAGTTCCGTACAACCAGTTGCTTGTGGGTGATATTCGCAGTGGGGTGTTGCGTGGTGGAGTTGGTTCGGGTGACGACTTGGTGTTCCGAACAAACACTGGAAATAATCTTGGAACGGAGCGGATGCGACTAATGAATGCTGGTCGATTAGGAATAGGTACTAATACACCAGGATACAGTGTCGAAGTGGTGGAATCCAGCACTCCCACAATAGCAGTAAGATCATCAGCAACACCACCATCAGGTGGAGTACAGGCTGTAGCGTTTTTGAGCGCACACGGGGGATCATCCGCTGGTGTAGGTTCACTCACTAATGTTCCGCTTTGCTTGTACACCAATGGTGTCGAGAGGGCAAGACTTCTGACAGGTTCATCAAGCAGTCTAGGAATAGGAACCACTGGTCCAGTAACCACTCTTTCCATTTACAATGGTGGAGAGAGTACAAATTTAAATGCCACTTTTAATCAGGCTCTTACTTCCGCAGGAATTCTTATTGAAACAGATTACACAGCGGCTGCGTATACACCTGGTATATTCTGGTCAACTAAGAACGACAACAACACTAAACCAAAAGCTGGCATTAATGTATACGAAGCCGGTCAGGGCACTGCGTTACTGTTTGGTACTAGTAATAGTTACGCCACAGGTTTAACAAATAATGCTGTTAAAATCAATCACTTGGGACACCTTAGTGTTGGTTTGACTCTTGCAGACGCATTATCTCAAAGTGTTCCTCTTGGTGTATCCGGAGCAGTTCAAGCGGATTCATACAGTTTTAGGAGTTCTACAACTACTCCAAAGATTACTAACAACGGTGGTCAGACTGGTATTGAGTGGTCATTAAACTCTGGAGGCAGTCTGTTAATAAAAACAGGGAGCTCTTCCACCGCCACTTCTCTCACAAGAATTACTGTAACAGATACCAGCACAGTAATAGCTGGTTTGTTAGACTGTACGGCTGGTGGTTTTTTAGTGAACAGTAATACTACTACTGGTGCTTTGGACTTGCCTATTGGTTCTATTGTGTGTGTTAATGTGGGTTCAACCGGTATAGCTCGTAACGGTACGACTAGTATTTATTTATCTAGTGATCAAAAAGAGTACACCTCCATATTTGCTGGTAATACTGGTACTCTTGTTGGAACATGGCGTGTTCGTGGGGTGTGTTCCACAAACGGAAGTACTATTATACAGTTGGCTCAGCGAGTAGTGTCCTGAACTATAAATACGAGTAATAGGGAGAACACATGCCCGCTGAAAATTCACATTTTCCGTTTCCAACAAACATCACAGTTGTTCCTGAAACCACTTTGGTTATTCGGGATGACTATACGATTTTTATTGGTCCCGATGGTGTTGGCAACGATACAATCGGTAACGGAACAGACACAAAGCCGTATGCCACACTAAAAAAGGCTTGGGAGCGTGCAGGAGAAATTTTAATTAGGGGAAATGCCACTCTGTACATCCGCTTTCAAAGTGGTTTTTACAATATTACAAACCCATACACATTCTTTCCAAACAATCTTTTTCATCCCAACGGCGACCGCATTATTATTGAAGGCGATCCTGCCCACATAAAGCAGCATTACCTATATTGGGTCGAAAACTACAACTGGGATTACTCCAAGTACAGTCACTACGGTCACACGGGTGATGTGCGGTTGTTTAGCAGAAGCGGCAGCGGCAGCGGAAGCACTGCCCACGGATTCACTGGTTCTGATGCCACTCGGGTTACCGATATTGGCAGGTATGTTGCCATTTCCAATCCTGCTCTGTCTTCTCCTTATTTTTATAACGATTCACAGAACGGGATTTATGCAGGACGTTATCGCACAGACACGCCACCACACGATGACTCATCGTACTTTAGAAGAACCGTAGACTCGTATGCAGATGTTTGGTATTCGCATGGGTTGTCACACGATCACGCTTTAGGAATTGTTGGACTGGCAACGATTATTGGTGCAACAGCAAGTCCACACAGACTGTCATTGTCGTTCAAGAACTCTAATCGTGATCCCCGTGTTCCGTCTTTCACAGACAGTGGCGGTGGAAAAATCAAAGGTAATATAAATGGTATCATGACTTTGTTTACACATGCAGCAAACTTGCCACCAGCACAGCAGTATTCTCCGAGTGGATACTACGGTGCAAATTATGCTTCTGGCACAATAGACAACAAGTACACAGTCTATCCGTCTCAGTATCCCGCAAATCCATCGGTTAATCACATTACAGATGATCCTATGTTGCTTACAAGTTATCCTGTAATTCTTAGAATAAATCGTAACTACACGGGAAACGACACCGCGACACCAGGAATATCACCCATTCGCGTTTCTGGTGGAAAGATCAAGGCTATCCGAAACCTGATGTTTGTGGACGAGATGTTTGATGGAGCATCTGCGGGCGCGCAGAATTTTAGTTTTGGATTCAGTGGTGTTCACATGGTGACCTATACAGGTGAGCGACACACCCCTCCGTGTTTTCTTCTTGATGGTTCAGAAGTAGGAATACGCCATATCGGAATTCAGGGTTTCGGTGACCGGGGTGGTGCTGCAATTGTTCTGAAAAACTCCAAACTGTCTGCTTACAGTGATTGGATCGAATACGGAAACACGATAGGAAACAATGTTACAGACGAACACACTCAGGGTCGGCCTGCGGTTTTTGCTAGACTTGGTTCACAAAACAACACTCCTGTGTTGATGATTAACGGTATTAGACGCGGAATTGTTGCAGATAATAGTGAATTGTCTCTTACTGTTGGATCTGCGACAAGCAAAGGTGATGCTAATACAGGAATTTCCCCTTTCTTTTCAGGATTTCATTCCACAGACGAATCAGTTTGGGTGCAGACTCACGCTGGTCCTCCTCTCGAAGCCACGAACTCTCGGTGTTCTATCGGCAGCGGGATATTTTTGAATAAAACTCAGTATCCTTCGTTCCGTTTGGGTATCAATCTTCCACGGTTTAGTGGCCTAACTCTTTCCACAGGAAACACCACTGGAATCTACAGTCCACAGAAATGGCAAAGCCTTGATCCGTGGAATTACGGTCCTTCTTTTAACAGTGTGGTAATGTACGCCGACGGAGTAACTGTTGGGCGTATTGTTGGTACGTATTACTCTGGAGAAAACAGTTCTACCACCACGTTTGGAAGTAGTACAGAATTTTTCCCATCAGGTGCAGGCAGTGCTGGCGCAATTAATGTTTATTTCTACGGTGTGCGGTTCGGAGATCCAAGTCTAATAAACTCTACTGCTAATCTGAACACATATCTCTCCCAAAACAAGAAGATTGAACTTGTTGGTTTTAGCAACGATTCTGAAACAACAAGAACAACCTCAAAACTAGTCATAGAAGGACTCACTGTTGGTGTAACGACAGACAACGGAACGGGTCTACAGTTGCGTAAGATCACACAAAACTCTGCTATTAGTGAATTTAGCTTTTTGAATTTGCATGGCGCAAAGTTTTCGCTTAACAGCAAAGGAACATATGACTCTACAGTAATATTAAACAACTCCACCTTGACTCTGCACAAGAATATGATTGTTAGTGGCGGTGCTTGTGGTGTTCTTGCAACAAACAATTCTAAACTACAGACACACAAGTTTATATCTTCTAGAGGATTACCGTATTCGTGTATCATGGGAGAATTCTTTACCGATTCGTGTCTTTTGGCGGAACACGGATCGGTAATTTCTGTTCCTTCTCTGTTTACACGGCATCCAGACATTATTGGTCTTTCTGGTCGCGTGGCTTCAGTTTCTTCAGAGGGAGTTGGTTCGGTTATTGATCTTGATTCCACATCTATTCTCGTTAGTCCAACCAGAGCAAGCACTACCGTCAATTTCTGGACAGGATTGTCCGCAATACGAGGAATTGCTGTATCGCCTGTTAGTGCAACAAAAGCAGGAACCGTTTCGTTTGGATCGGTTGTACCAGTATCTCAGTATTCTCCAAAAGTTCTAATTCTTTCTGATAGTGCAGTGTACGCAGACGGGACTATCACAGAAGAGTGTAAAGACATCGGTTTGTTTCAGATGTATTGTGAATTTGGCGGTCAGATTGCTCCGCTAGAAACTGTTCCAACATCATCAATCGGAGCAAACTCATCAACTAGTGGTCGAGTGCGAACCATTGGCTGGTCTGGTCCTAATAGTAGCCAAAGTTATCGTTTGCAAGTTTGTCAGACCGATCAGAGCAAGCGGTTCTATAATGTTTCATCTACAGGTCAGATGTACCGATTCTGGACTCACCCTCTTGGTTCGACCTCATCTACTGCCACTGCAAACACGGTGTTCTACGGATTGCCTGTGATGATTGATGGTGTTGGTGCAGACTACGGCGCATCAAGCACGATAGCAACGGACTCGTCCTCCTTTAACTACTCAACATACGTGGTAAAACCAAGTATAGGCACCAATCGTGGTTACAGCGGATCATTTGTTTTCTTTGGACCAAATGGAAAGGGCGGAGTCTTCCCGTATCAAGTCTATTGAGGAGAAACAACAATGTCAACAGTACTAAAAATTGACAAATTTGGAGGGGTTGAAAAGCTGACGGGAATAGACCTCACGAACTTTTCTCTAGCCGAAACTAACAATTTCAGATATGTGGTTATTGGAGACACCGATGAGGTACAGACCCGTGGATTCTTTGTTGGTCCTGGAGACGACAAAAAGTCTGCTATTATTGTAGACGGACTAATCACACTGCCGTCAGGTGGAAATCAGAAAAGATCCGTTTCTTTTCCTCCGACAGCACGTCAAGCACTGACAGGAGAAATGTACGGTGCATTTGCCCGGAGTGAGATGCTGTTTCAAACAACTGCTCTGTTAGATCTTCGAAACAATTATTTCGAGAACGGAGTTAGTCAGGCTGCGTATAATCCTGTGGTGGCAACCATTGGTTCTAATGTGGGCGATCCATTGGCGTTTGCTGGACATAGGTGCGCTTATTTTCCAGGAACTCCACACGCTTCAGCAGGACAGGCTGCTGCAACTTTGGTTATACCTTTATCAATAAACTCCACTTATATGAATCACTTTTTGATAAGTGGTTTTATGTATCTCAGTGCTGCACAGTCTACAAACTATAATCCTGTTGTTGTTGGTGTGGTAAAAAATATTACAGCAGGAACCAGTGCTGACGCTTGGGCTGTTCAGATTGATCCAGATACTAATCGTCTCATTTACTCTTGGGCAACCACCAACGACTTAGGTTCAGGGTTTTCTCGATCTCTGTATATTACTCCTGGCGGAATAACACTGAATCAATGGCATCATTGGGCAGTAGCGTACAGCAATGCGGGGGGTAGTGCTGAGGTTTCTTCGTATTGGAACGGAATACGTACAAGTTCCGATAGCGGATTTACTGGATCTTTCAGAAACAACGAAAACAATCTTGTTTCTGTTGGTGCGGATCTGGAAGGACGCTATCCGTATACTGGATATCTATCCCATTTAATGATAAGCGGAGGCACAGCAACAGAGGCTCTTCGTGGATTTGCACACGGTGTTACCGGTCCGGTTCCAGACGATGGTGGGCATGCAGGAATATACACTTTTGCTTTTATGAGTATGAACGGTCCTTTGGGTTATTCCTTGTTTCCTCTGGATCTAAAAAACCGAGTCGTTTCTGTTTGTGAAGGTGATTTTGATGGAACTCTTTACGTTTCCGGTACTGAACTTGAAACCGATTCAGTAATGGGACTGAGTGCATTTTCTGGTGTTTATGGAGGACACAGTTCAAGTGCAGGAGTAACCGGAAACTCTTATGTGTTTGGTTACGAAACGGGTTCTTGCCTGAAAGTTTCTAGTGTTGAAAATTTGCTTGATTTATCGGGTGCAAAGGAAGTGGCAAAGAACAGACTAAAGTTATCGTATGGTGTTTTGAGCAACACGCTACTGGTTGGATTTTGTGCAAGTCCTGCTCCTATGAGCAACTTGTTTTCAACTTATCCAGCAGGATTCTCTGCAAGCACATTTTCGTTTTCTCTTAATGCGTCAAATATAAACGCACTGTCAACCATTTCCGCTGGGGTGAGTGGTTCTACTGCAACCTTTTATTTTCCGGACGCTGATGGAACGGTACACACTATGAGTGCGTCTGCAATTACGGCTCTGGACAAGGATATTAAAAACTACTTTGCAGGTGTATACACAGAGTACAATTCTGTTTTGTCTCAAATTAATGGAGCAACAACCGAAGAAGCGTTAAGTTCTATACCAGGATTTACCACAGAGTCATTCATTCAGGAACTTGTTGTTTTTTCAAAAAACGATAAATCAGTGGGGGGTGTGCCACCAGAATACAAACGTAATTTGGACTTTAAACGATCTGAAGAGGTGTCTATATTCGGACGGTACACAGATAATAAATTTGGACGCAAACCACGATCAAAGGGTGTTCCAAGTGTTCCAAGTGGTGAAGCATGAAATTAGTCCATTATAATCTTGAAACCATACACATTAACGGAACCGCGTACTCGTTCAGTGATTTTAAGAAATTAGAACCACAATACTCTGCTCCTTATGGGTTTTCTATACGGGTATACGAGCGCGGTAAAATTCACTACTCATCGGACGGATTCAATACCGTTTACCTCCCTGTTGAGTGTCCTGAATGCAACAGAATATGTGACCGAGAAGGAGAACTGTCTAGATTAGTATTGAGACTGAGTAAGGAATGCAGAGGCTGGTGACTCGTTTTGTTCTCTAAATACTTAAAAGGAGAACTGTATGCCACTGCCTACAAACAGACAAGAATTTAAAGAGTACTGTCTTCGCGCACTGGGTGCACCAGTCATAGAGATTAATGTGGACGACTCACAGGTCGAGGATCGTATCGACCAGGCTATTCAGTATTTTAATGACTGGAACTCGTTGGGTATTCAGCGGGAGTACTGGAAATATCAGGTTACTCAGCAAGACATTACCAATCAGTATATCAACACAGACAGTATTTCTCCCAATGGTCCAAGAATTCAGAATATTACCAGAGTTTTTCAGGTGGGGTTCAACCTACAGATCAACAACATTTTTAATATTCGTTATCAAATGGCCCTAACAGATTTTTACGGACTCCGTACAGGCAACATGAAAATAAGTGATTACGTGGGCACCATGCAGTACATTGAGATGTTGCAGCAATTACTAGATCCAGAAAAACAGATACGATTCAACAAGCACAAGAACCAATTAAAAATAGACATGAACTGGAACGATTTTACTCCAAACCAGTGGCTGCTGATTGAGGGGTTTTATGTGATTAACCCTGAAGAGTACAGTGACGTGTGGAACGATGCCATGTTAAAAAAATATGCCACTGCACTTATTAAACAGCAGTGGGGTATAAATCTATCAAAATTTGAAGGCATTCCAATGCCAGGCAACATTACATTTAACGGTCAGCGTCTGTACGAAGAAGCAACCAGTACCATACAGAGTATTGAGGATAGTGTGTTGTTAAAATACCAAGAACCGCCTGACTTTATTACAGGATAAACATGACTGTTAATCCGTATTTTCGTAGAAACAAAAAGGGGGAACAAACCCTTATAGAATCTCTCACGACCGAGGCAATAAAAATTCACGGTCATGACATGGTGTACATTCCACGGGAAACAGTAAAAGAAGACTTTATTTTGGGTGAAGAGGTGTCACAATTCACTGATGCCAATCGCATTGAAATGTACATGGAGAACGCAGAAGGTTACGAGGGCGATTCAGAGATGTCTCGCTTTGGTTTGGACGTTCGTGAATCTGCTACTTTTATAGTTTCTCGCAAACGGTTCATGGACGTAATGGGACACCATAAAGATATTCAGAAAAATAGTCGTCCACGAGAAGGCGATCTACTGTATTTTGATTACCCGTCTAGTCTTTTTGAAATCAAGTTTGTTGAACACGACAATCCGTTTTATCCTGGAGGCGAACTGTATTCATTTAAACTTAGTTGTGAAGCATTCAAGTACTCCAACGATAAGGTCGAAACAGGAGAAACAACAGTGGATTCGGAAATACTTACTACATCAGATTACCTTGTTGGTATAACTCTAGGGACTGGTAATGGAACATATACTGTAGGTGAAGAGGTGTACACAGGCACCGTGGAGAATAAACTTGCTTACGGTCGGGTAAATTTGTATAGTGCTCCTGTTGGTGGCACCAAGTTTATGCGAGTCAACAAACAAGAGGGCGTGTTTAAGGTGAACGATCTTCTTATTGGTTTGGTGAGCGGAGCATCGTATACTATTGCCGGTGTTTACAAAACCACAATTAGTGCCACACACGAAGACAATCAAGATAATGAGCAGTTGGAAGTGGAAGAAAACAGTGATAATATTTTTGATTTTACTGAAACTGATCCATTCTCTGAAGGTAATTACTAATGTTTACCAATTTCTATAATGGGTCTATACGCCGCATGGTTGTGGCATTTGGTTCGCTGTTTAATCAGATATACATTGACAAGGCGGATAGTGGTGGTATAAAAACCGTGCTTGTTCCCATATCGTATGCGCCCAAAGAAAAGTATAAAGTGCGTTTGGAAAGCGACCCAAATTTAACTAATCCTGTTGGAATTGTGTTGCCACGAATGGCATTCGATATTACTGGATACGCTTACGATTCTGCTCGAAAGCGAAACAGTTTACAGAAAAACATTATAAGACCAAATACGAATGCCCCTGTTGGTGTTGATTTTACCTACTCGGAAGTTCCGTACAACATTGATTTTGGACTGTACATTTATGTGCGTAACATGGAAGACGGGTTACGAATCGTGGAACAGATTCTGCCTAATTTCACTCCTGAATTCATTGTAACAGTAAACTTTGATGATGTAAACAAGAAAATAGATGTTCCCATTTACCTTAATTCTGTATCGTCAGAAGAAGACTACGAAGGCGATTTTCAGACTCGCCGTTCCATTGTTTTTACTATTAATTTTACTATGAAGAGTTATTTGTTTGGTGCAAAACGAAACTACAAAGAAATTCGTGTGGTTGAATCAGGACTGTGGAGCTCTGATGTGTTTGAATCAGACTTTGTTTCTGGAATTACATACTATCCAGGAATTACTACAGATAAACCAAACTACGCGGAAGTTATGGTGGGTATTTCTGGTCCAAGTGGTGCAAGTTCAAGTATAAACACATACACCCCATACGCCAAGGTGTATCAGAATCAGTTTGGTGCAACTGGAACCACATACGCATCAGCAATGTCCAGTGGAGGATACACAGTGGATTGGAATATTTAAGGAGTGTTTTATGAGCGGATTTAATAATATAGAAAAAGCTCTAGAAGTAGAACCTACACAAGAACCAACAAACACAGGGGTTTCAAAAACCGCAATTGTTGTACAGGTTGACTCTGCTCCTCTAACAGAAGAGCGACTAGAAAAAGACTTGAAAACAGATTATGAGATTGTCAGAGAAAACCTTAAAGACCTTGTTGACATGGGAAAAACTGCATTGGATGGAGTGATTCAGGTGGCACAAGAAGGGGATCAACCTCGTGCCTATGAGGTGGTGTCTCAATTAATCAAAACTCTGGCTGAAACTAATCGTGAACTAGTTGACCTGCACAATCGTGTAAAAATCATTCGTAAAATTGATCAGAGCGTAACAAATACCAGTACAACCAATCAATCTATTTACGTTGGTTCAACAAAAGAACTACAGGATATTATTAATTCTTCTCGGTCTTCTACAAAGGCATTTAATAATCGTCCAGATATTGGTGGTGTGGTTGAGAACGACAGAAACAAACAATGAGTAAAAAAAGCATAAAGTATCTTGGCAACCCCAATCTAAAGGCAGCAGGGGTAAACGTAAACTTTTCTCCTGAACAGATTGAAGAGTACATTAAATGCTCCAAAGACCCTCTGTACTTCATTAAGAATTATGTAAAAATTGTGTCTCTTGACAAGGGGGTTGTGCCTTTTGAACCGTACGACTACCAAGAAAAAATGATACGAACTATTCACGAAAACCGATTTGTAATCGGTAAACTGCCACGCCAGACAGGTAAATCTACAACCATTATTTCGTATATGTTACATTATGTGCTGTTTAATCAGAGCATGAATGTTGCTATTCTTGCAAACAAACTCAATACAGCTCGTGAACTGCTTGGGCGTTTACAGTTGGCGTACGAGTACTTGCCTATGTGGTTACAGCAGGGTGTGGTGGAGTGGAACAAGGGATCAATAGTTTTAGAAAATGGTTCTAAAGTATTTGCGTCTGCCACATCATCGTCTGCTGTGCGAGGCGGTGCTTTTAACTACATTTTCTTGGACGAGTTTGCGTATGTGCCACAAAATGTGGCAGAAGAGTTTTTCTCGTCTGTGTACCCCACGATTACGAGCGGAAAAAGCACAAAGGTAACTATTATTTCAACGCCCAAGGGGTTGAATATGTTCTACCGCTTCTGGGTAAACGCAAACAAGCAGCGAGGAGAAGAAGGCAAGAACGAATATGTGCCAATAGAGGTGCATTGGAGTGATGTACCGGGTCGTGACGAAGAGTGGAAAAAACAGACTATTGCTAACACCTCCGAGGAGCAGTTTCGCACAGAATTTGAAACAGAGTTCTTGGGTTCAACAAACACACTTATCCATTCAGAGAAATTAAAGTGTATGGTGTACCGAACTCCTGTGTTTTGGAACAACGAGGGGCTACGAATATACGAAAAACCTGTAGCAGGACACAACTACGTGTCAGTGGTGGACACTGCACGGGGACAGGGACTGGACTACCACGCGTTCTCTGTGATTGATGTGTCGGCGTTTCCGTATCGGGTTGTTGCTACTTTCCGCAACAACCAACTGCCCCCCATGCTGTACCCCAATGCCATCTACTCCGTGTTACGCCAGTACAACAACGCGTACTGCCTAGTAGAGGTAAACGATATTGGTGGTCAAGTTGCAGACATTCTTCATGACGAACTAGAGTACGACAACATAATCTATGTGTCTCAAATGGGGTGCAAGGGGCAGGTAGTGAACGGCGGTTTTGGAACTAGGGGCGGTTCGGTAAAGGGTGTAAAGACCTCTAGTGCAGTAAAGCGTATCGGTTGCTCTATTCTAAAAAGTCTGATAGAGGACACCAAACTGATTGTGGAAGACTTCCACACCGTGGACGAGATGTGTACCTTTGTGGCAAAAGGCGATTCCTTTGAGGCAGAAGACAACCATAACGACGATCTAGTAATGACTCTTGTGCTGTTTGGGTGGCTCACCACTCAGGCATATTTTAAACAGATCACAGGCAGTGATATTCGTAAAGACCTGTACGAAGACCAAATGAAGGCACTGGAAGAGGAAATGACCCCCTTTGGTTTTGTGGAAGACGGCAGTGTAGAAACAAATTTTACAGACACTACAGGTACTGCTTGGCGGCTAGAAAATTCTAAAAATATAGATAACTTGTGGAATTCGTAGTAAGCAATTTCGTAAACCATCAGAAATAATACATAAACACAGAAGCGCAGTCACAAGAATGAGTTCTTCACGAAGGAGACACACCAATGGGATTTAGAGTAAGCCCCGGCGTAAGCATTAAAGAGATTGACCTGACCACCGTTGTTCCCGCAATTGCAACCACTCCAGGTGGCTTTGCAGGGTACTTCCATTGGGGTCCGGTGGATCAGATTGTTACTGTTACCAGTCAAAACGAACTGGCAAGCATTTTCCAAAAACCAGACAACGACAACTTTGTGGATTTTTTCACCGCAGGAAACTTTTTGTCCTACGGTAATAACTGCCAGGTTGTGCGCGTGGTTGGTAGTGGTGCTGCCAACTCGCAGTCCAAAAATGATGGTCTTACAGGAGTTGCAAAAGTGGTTATCAACAACGAAACCCACTTTGGTGCGAGTGCAGGAGGTTTAGCTTCAGCCGAAGCAGCTGCAGGCGTAGTTTTTGCAGGCAAGTATCCAGGCGTTTTGGGCAACAGCCTAAAGGTGGTTGTTACCAGCGGAAACGGGACTACCGGTGCATCACTGGGGGCAGCAGCAAGTTTGGGAGCAACTTCTTTAGTAGTATCACTTGGAAGTAGTGCAGATAAGAGGTATTTTTCTGTGGGAGATGAAATTCAGTTTGCAGACGGAACCTCCGTAACTGTAAGCGGACTTAAAGTAATCAACAACGGAAGCACAGCTTCTCCTACTTACACCACTTTAACACCAATATTCGGTGATTTCTTTGGAGTTACCAGTGGTTATAACGCGGCAACTGCCAATGTTACAGCAACATCTGGTTTAAGCGCACATCACATTCTTGTTAATATTAACGGTGTTTTGCCAAAGGATCAAGCAAGCGGAGCTAACTTCACTGTAAAGAGTGTTTACTCCAAGTATGTGTCAACAGGTGCAATCACTTCGGTGTTTGCAGCAGACGCAGGCGGTGCTGGCGACCTTATCAATGTGCTTGTGTTGGACAAGGACGGCAAGTGGACAGGCACTCAAAACGGGTTGATTGAGAAGTTTG